TTACATCAGCATTGTCGATATTGGAATTATGCGGATAATGTCACCATTTTTGGCTTTAATGCCAACAGAAAGTTGTTTGTAACGCAATCCATCATCCACTAAAACAGCTTCGATGATCACATAGTCCGCAGTTTCAACCAAATCTTTGGTATCTTCCACAATCATTTTTCATTCCTCCTTTGTTTTTTGTTATACTACAAAGGAAGATGTGTTGTCAAGCGTTTTTCATTGAACTTGGTAAAAATTGCAACTTACTCACTTGCCTCTATTTTTAGCCCAGTAAAGTTCATAGCTTCAAAAATCCTGTTAATATGCTCGAAAGCTATGTCCTGTATTTCATCAAGGCAATGATCAAGAATATAATCTCTTAGCTCTTTTGTATCCTCCGGATGCATATTACATTCATAAATAAATTCCGCAGTTGCGCTTACGATTTTTTCAGCGTCCTTCTTATCCTTTTCATACACAGACGCATTAAAAGCCAGCAGTAGAGTATCATCATCCCCATTCAATGGGAATTTGGGTGAAACAAAGCACTCTATTGCCAATTCTTCTTTTCCATCCTTAATCAACTTAGTATCAACTGCAATTTGACTTATTTTGTATGCTTGCAATTTCAAATTATAGTTCATTGATTTACCCCTCCGCTCGTAATTAGATTTCTATTTATGCCATAAGAAAATCCATCTTCGCCTGATTTATAGGCATCTTTATCAATGGAAAATTGTGGAGCATGCTCTGTCCGAGACAGCCTTGATGGGACAAGAAAAACAACCATTGGATCAGTCGTTTTTTTCAATGAGGCTCGCAATGCCTCATTCACATACGCATTTAATGTCATATCGCGTTTGGTTGCTGCCGCCCATATATCCCTGTGCAATTCCGGACTTACTCTTACATTGAATGAGCCGCTAAAGCTTTTGTTTGGATCTTTGCCCTCCTCTTCGCAAAATTCCAAATAATCGTCCACCGCCTCTTTGAAAGCTTGTTCCACCTCGCCTGCGTTTTCGCACTCAAATGTGACTAAATCACGAATGCCCTCTATTTTGCCGAAAAGGATTTGGTCTTCTTGGCTATATTCCACATTCGTAAAATACCCTTTGTACTGAATAACATTGCTCATTTAATATCACCATTCCTTTCCATAGCAGCAATTATGCTTCTAATCGCAGCTTTTCTAACATACGCATCGGATCCATGAGGTTTGTGAAGAAATATTGTCGTTTTTTCTACATCATCCCTCTTTATAAATACTACTCGAGAACCAGATGTTTTCCCTTTATTATTCTCACTATAACCGTAATGTTTCATGATTTTTCTTAATTCATCATAGGTAAAATCACTTGGAACTAACAAAAACCGGTCCCAGAGTTTTTCAAACTGGCTCAATCCTTTCCACCTCTTTGCAACTAATTTGCAGTTGCATTCTATCATAAGAGTATGTGAAATTCAATAAAAACATGAATTTTTTTATCTTTTTGTCATATTTTTTGATAAAAAACACAAAAAGCCCACCGGATAACGGTGGGCTTTCTGCTTTACTTGATGAATTTACGGTCAATATCCTTTTCCCAGATACACAGCCAACCGGAGGGGCAGCGTGCCCACAGGTTGCCGGTGGAGAGCAGCTTTGTCTCCAGCACGGTGATGGTCGTGCCCGCCCGAAACATAGCGTCTGCTTTCTGCTTGCTCGTTGTAGCGTGGCGCCGGCCGTCCGTGGTCAGATCCTTGACCTTTTTGCGTCCGGTGGCTGCACCTGCGCCCTTGTAAATACCACGCACAGCCGTGGTGGTGTATGTGCCCGGCTTAATGGTGGGCGCCTTAGGGCTTGCCTTGCGGTAGTTTACATCATTCTCCGCATATACAGTCTTTGCTCCCTTTGCGTTCGTGAACAGCCAAATACCGCTGATGTCAGACGCAAGGGCGGCAGGCTGTACATACACTTCCCTGGCGTTTTTCACTTTAGTGTACTTCCGCCGATTGGCAGTCATTGTAAACTTGCCATCATACCAGTACGGATCCAGCACAATCAGGTTACCGCTCTTGTCCAGTCCGCCCACATACACATAGTGGCCGCCATTACTGAACAGCTGCTTGCCGCCACCGCTGACGCATACAATAGCTTTGCCACCGGCTTTCAGGTGGTTCTTCAGGTCGGCAACGGTCTTGGCCCGCTTGCTTACGATGGAGAAATGCCTCTCGATGAACGCCGCCACCTTATCCATGTTGGTGCCATCTGCGGACCGTGCGCCCATCAGTAGGCACTTCTGTGTCCAAGCAGCGGTGTCCAAGCCGGTAAAACCAAAGTTATGTAAAACCATAAGACTGGCACACACCCCGCAGCCGCTGGTGTAGATACAGCCGGAAGTGCCGTATTTATAGGGGTGGAATTTGCTGGGATAACGGATAGACTTGCATTTTTCCGTGGTCTGACGGCAGTAATACAGCTTACTCATGACTGACCGCCTCACTCTCTGCTGTCTCCGTCCGTTCCAGCGCAAGGGTTTCGTCTGCCTTTAGTGCAGCCTTGGTAAAGCTGTTATTCTTCCACCAAGCAGCCAGGGAAGCCACCACGGCTACCACCGTTGACACGGCAGTGTACACCTCATCGTCACTGAACGGCAAGGGGTTCTTACCAAAGGCGTTCAAGAGTACATTCAGCAGAGATACCGCCAGAACGGCGGTTCTTGCGATTGTTCCGGTTGTTACTTTCATTTTTAGTCCTCCTTTTGCGGCTCCTCCGGGAGCGCAATTATCTCGTTGTAAAATCTGGTCATCATACCATTGCCGCCCAGCGCATGATAGGCGTCATACACCTTGACCATGGCTTCTTTTGCATAGAGCGGGCAGTAGCGCCGCTCAGTATGCTTTTCGTGCTGCCGTATGATCTCGGCGCGCAAAATGGACTGCAAGCCGTTTTCAATGGCTATGTACCGGGCTGTGGTGACTTCGTCCATTGCTTTCTTGCTCTTTTTCTTCGCAATCAATGAAGCAATCACAGCGGACACGGCACTGCCGACAACCGTTGACACAGCAGCAGTCAGGGCGGCGGTGACGAATGCGTTATACATCGGTCTCACCCCCTTGCAGGGCGTTGATCTCTGCCCGGTATGCCGCCCGCTGCCGGCGGATCGGTGCGTACTCCTCCTCGGACAGCGCGCCGTCTGTGTACTTCAAACACAGGTAGTCTGTCTCCGCCAGCTCGGCTTTTAGAAATGCAATTCGACTTTCTGTTTCAATGCTCATTTTGCCACCCCCAATACTTCCACCTGGGTGCCGGCGCCAATGGTCTTGCCGTTTGTCGGAAAAGACAACGCTTTTATCGCACCGTGACCTTCGGTGTCCTTAAAGATATTGAATGTGATCCCGCTGGCGGCCCAGATAGTGCCACCAGTCATGGATTTGGCGGCATTGAAGTTGCTGGAAATATTACCCTTGTTGACCAGTACCCGCACCATATCTTCTGCGATCTCTACCTCAGCAACGACGAAGGAGCCCTTGGCCGTGGCCGTTTCAAAACGAAATGCATTAGGTAACATACACTTTGAAGTGTACGAGTTGATGTACACAGTATTGTCACCAGCGGCGGAGTTGGCAGCGCTACCAGCCACCGCCATACGCAGCCTGATCTTTCGGCAGGGCTTGGTAAGGTTCCACTGCTGGTTCGCTGTTGTATCGGCGTCAAATGTTTTGGTAAACACGGTCTCCCAGGTCTCAACGCCAGATGCGCCGGGTTCACCGGGATCCCCCTTATCTCCCTTGTCGCCTTTGGCACCATCATTACCGTTCACGCCGTCTTTGCCTGCGGCACCTGTATCGCCCTTGGGGCCTACGACCTCACCCAGAAGTACAGTCGTACCGTCTGTGTAAGTGATCTGTAGCTCTCCGGCTTCTGTGATTTGTGCATCGGTGATACCAATGCCATCCGCACCGGCAGGTCCTTGTGCACCGGTGTCGCCCTTTACGCCCTTTGCACCACGCGGTCCCTTAACATTACCCAAGTTATCCTCTTCGCCGTCAGAATACTCCAGTTGCAGCTCTCCATTGTCATTCACCCACGCGGTATTGATACCGCGACCGTCCGTACCATCTTTACCGGGCGCACCATCTGCGCCTGGCGCTCCGTCTTTGCCGTCCGTGCCAGGAACACCCTGTGGGCCCACTGCACCATCTTTTCCCGGTTCGCCCTGCGGTCCTCGCTCTCCATCTTTACCAGAAGCGCCCTGGGGACCCGTGTCACCCTTTGGGCCTTTAATGTTCACCGGTTCCGGGTTGTCCTTCCCGCCGTCATTGGTCCAGCTGATCTCGCCCGCTACGGACACGCTGGGCGTATAAGTGGTGCCATTCACACCCTTACCAATATCCTTGAGCAGTGCCTGCACCTTGGCGTAATAAGACTCCAACTCCGTTGGATCCGGTGCGTCCGTCTCCACAGCTGCCGGGTCATAAGAACCAGGGCGCACATAAAACACGCACGGCTCCGGGCTTATACGCTGCACCAACTGCTCGCCATCCACGGCATAGCCGTAAACGCCCAGGCGGCACATTCCCTCTTGCAGCGGCGGGGCGAAACACTGTCCATCCACCACAGTGGCAAACTGGCCATTCATGCACACCCGCACGACCAGATCGGCGTATGCCGGATCCAGCTCTACCACACAGCGGATCTGATTGACATTCTCAGCTGTCACCGGGTCTTTGTTTTGTAAGATCACCGCCTGCTGGGTGACCTTAATATTTAATGTCTGCATAAAATCCTCCTTTTTGACATAAAAAAACAGCGTGCCTAAGCCGCCGTTTGCAGTTGACTGCAATTTGTATTTTACATGGGAATCACCTCCTGTTTTCTTGCAATCTGCGGGGAAGTGTGGTATGGTGGGGAGTGAAAGGAGAGATGAAGATGAAGTCTAAGGCCAAAGTGTGGATCCTTGTTGTGACCGTTGTAGTGGCGGTGGGGGTCGGTATCGGTGTGTGGGTGCACTATGATCGAGTGCATGATCAGGAGACAGCCAGTCTGGTAGATCACGCTGTATCCAGTGCACTGGCTGGTGTTACTACACAGCCCACAGAGACCACTACAGAACCGGCAGCCACAGAGGCGACCGCAACCACAACAACTACAAAGCCCACAACCACTAAGAAGAAAAAGAAGAAGCATACTACCACGCAACCGCAAGTAGTGTATCGCACCGAAAGGAATGGCACAGTAGCCCCAGCCGCAATAAGAGAAACAACCGAATCAACGGTGCCGAAGCGTCCTGCTGACGCGCACTTTGATCCCATACCTTCTGACGATGGATATTACTGGGACACAGCTTCTTCTCGAGACGATCCGTTAGAAGAAATATATGTCGATGAAAGCGGCAGGCATTTCTATTTCAAAAAGGGCGATAAATCCACTCCAAGAATATATATTGACTAATAACTCTAAAGCGGCTGTTCCAGTGCGGAGCAGCCGCTTTGCTGTTTATTGCAATTTTGCTTTCAGCGCGTCCACTTCTGCCTGCAAAGCGTCCAGTTGCTTCTTTTGATCTTGGATCAACTTAAGCATTGCCGGTATCATGATACGATCTTGCCAGCTTTCAGGTCTCCCTTCACTGTCATAGATCACTGCGTTGGGGTAATGCTTGTCCAGATCCTCTGCAATAACGCCGATCTGCGTCCCGCTGACCAATTCGTTGTCCTTGTATTCTGGCTTGTAATTGTACTGGCACACCTGTACATCGTAAAGACCGTTTGGATCCAGCACAGCGTCTTCTACCGGTTTGATATTCTCTTTGTATCGTTTTGATGAGTTTGCGGTTGTAATAACGCCGCTTGTGTTTACAACCAGTGGAATGGTTCCGCTTGAAGATTTAAAACTCAGTCTAATATCGTCTTGTACCGTCAGTTTGCCTCTGATTGTCGTGGCGTTATCAATCCATATACTCTTCCCGACAAGGTATAAAACATTATCGCCACCATTCGCACTAAGCACAAACCCGCCTTTTGATTCAATCGTATCACGGTACGCAGTGCTTCCGCTAAGCGTCCAACTCACTTTAGACAGTACAAATCTGGTTTCAACCGAATCTTTCGATCCCGCTTGTATACACAAGTTGCCATTCTGCTGCATTCTTAAGCAAATATCTCCGCCTTCTAAATATGTTTTGGCTCCGTGCTCATACTGACCGTATCCAATTACAAGGCTGTTACCACCAGATGCAGCATTAATGATTTCATATCCGGCAAGATCATATATTTTTTTGTAGAATTGTACATCGGCATCAAATTTGGTTTTCCCTTCCACCGATAGGGCCCCGCTTACATCTACCGAACCATTGCATACCATATCGCCGCCCATCGTTACATACCATGTACCAGTATATGAACCGTTGCTGTTCTTTTTTTGTGCAGAAAACACCCAAGAGCCTTTGGTAGTTGGCTTTTGAATGTATGCACGATAACTACCCAAATCCGCATACAGTTCTCGGTCGGTGATGTTCCACCCGGCGATCGTGCCTTTATCCGCAAGGATCTCAATACCGGAGAGTCTACCGGCTGAAATGTCCGTAGCATTCAGGTAATACTGGTTGGTTTTTTTGTTGTAGTACACCGCAAAGTCCTTAAAGGGGCCTTGCAGTCCGGTGGTAGAAACAGCCATGCCGTTCTTATTCAGCAGCAGGCAGCGGCCTTTGGTCTTGCCCTCCGCTGCCGGGTACTCTCCGATATAAAGCGCGTCTGACACACCATCGCCGTCCCGGTCGATCAAAGCAGCGTAACCGCCCACTGCGTTCGTGATAGAATCCGTAGCATCCTGAATGCGCTGTGCCAACGGCGCTGTGACCTGCTGCATAGCCTTAGAGATCATGCGGGAAAGAATGCTTCCGGCAGAGCTGCCCTCCTGTTCTGAACGGGCATGGGCGGCCACATCCATAGTGACGGAGCCATCATAATCATACTCCACACCCATCAAGGGGATATGGTGATCGCCGGTATCGTCCCGGTAAGTGATCACATCAAAACTATCCAACGCCGGATTGGCCGTGAGCAATGTCATACTTCCCGGTCGGTACTGTATGCCCAGGTCAAATACAGTCTCGCCCTGGTCTCCATCGTCTATGTAGATCATATCAGACACAGCGTTGAATACTTTTTCCGCTTGGGCCTGGGTGGTGATCAGTGGGTTGTCGAAATACAGCACCTCGCTGTTGACCGACAGACTATCTGGTGCAAGAATGTTCTTATTCCCATTGTTGCAACTGATCCCCAGGTAGGTTTTGTCCGTCTCTGCCAGTGAAACCTCTGTGACCGTGTCATCTGTCACCGCGTATTCTGCTGTACCATCATATACCTGGGCGAAAGTATCTACTCGCAACTTGCCTTCTCGATCAAAGACGGCAGCACAGCCGCAGAACCCAGCCACATAACCGATGGCATCATTCACATTATAGGCAGTGACCTGCTGCTTGCCGTCCTCGTCTGTTTCCGTACCGCAGAGCAAAGAAACATCTACCGTGCCAAAGCCGGAGACCTTGCTCTCCACGCCGGCAGCCAACTCAAAGTTACCCTGGCGTGCCAGGTCTTTTAAGATTGCCAAAGGGGTCTGCTGACCGCTGATGGCGGCAGAATACGGCATAGAAAGATCATACATGTGGTCGTACATTTCCAAAGTGGTACATTCGCCGGACCGAGTGACCTTTTCCGGATAAAACACGCCCATTGGCACCCACTCCACTGCACCGTTGACCATACAGCCAAAGTACACCACGGTTTTCTGCCCGCGAAGCACGGCACCGGCGGGCACAGCCCACAAAACGCAGTTACACCCACAAGCGTAGGACTTTGCCAGCGCGTAATCGTCATGGCTGATACTGCGGTCAATATTCAGCTCCATAATGTTATTTTGCTCATTTGGGCTTGTAGGATCCGTCTCATCGTTGTAGCCAAAAATGAAATTGCCACATTTAACCTTCACATAGATCCGTTCCCCGTTTTTGATGGCCTGGTTAAAAGCTGTGCTTGTCTTGTACATAAAATACTCCTTTAGCGCTCAATGGCGTCTACTTTGTAGTTGATGAAATACCGGCAATCCCTGGCACCGGAATAAGCCGTCCAACTGGGCGTGCCAAAGTAGCAGCTGAAAGAAAACACCGTATTCCCGGAGGTATCCTCCAGCTTAATAGAATGCCAGGGCTTACTCGCATTGTTGATCACGCCGTTTAGCTTGTCCAACTCCGCCCGGGTCAATGGCGGAAAGGACAACTGCCTTGTTTTTTTGACCTGAACGATACTGCCGTTCATATAAGCCGACTTGGAGCGGCCTGTGTTAGAGGACCACACCTTTTCATCTGAACAGGATATGGCATTGAATGATGGGTTTGGCATTTTTGTGCCGTCAATATATAGTGGCATACCGTCCCTCCTTACGCTGTGGCCGTAACCGGGTCACGGCCTTTCTTTTCTGTTTGGTTCACATCGTCCAGCACCACCGTGCTTAAATGCTTACCGCCCACATATACCGGGATTGTTACATTGACCGCCTGCCCGCTGCTACCCAGCATTTGTACCATCATTGCGGCTACCTTGCTGATCCACTGGGTGTTTCGCTCCAAAGGCACAACAGCCTCGGCGCCTTTACCTTCCAGCAGACCGACCTGGCCTTTTTTCAGCACGCCGCCCTTTTCCAGCTCTGGGATAGTGGGTATAGAAAACAACTGGTACTGGCCGTTGGTCACGCTCACGCCCAGGGCGCTAAGCACCTTAGACAGCGTGCTGCCAACGCTAATCAGCAGCTTGTCATTGATCTTGCCAACCATATTGTTGACCAGTTTGATCACACCGTTTAAGGGGCCTTTGAACGCATTGGTAAAGGTGGCTTTCAAATTCTTCAGACCGTTCTTTAAGCCGGTCACGATCTTACCGCCAAGGCCGGTGACTTTTGATACAACGCCATTTTTCCCGGTAAAGAAATTAACAACGCCGTCCTTAAATCCTTTGAATTTTTGGCTGACCTTTTTCCACAGATCGCCGATACCGTCAAACAGACCTTGGGAAATAAAGCCGCCCTGTTCTTTCATAACCCTTGAAGGTGACTTGATCTTAAAGGCTTTCTGGAAGCCTTTAAGAAACGGCTGGAAGATATGTTCATTGATCCACTTTCCTGCGTCACCAATACCGTCAACAATGCCGTCCCAAATGCCCTGGGCCACATTGCCGCCGGCTTCTTTGATCTTGTCGCCAAAATAGGACTGTATGCCGGACACAGCGTCAGAGATCAGCTGTCCCAGAAACGCGCACAGGCCGCCTAAAGCTGCACCAAGTGCTTCAAACAGAGCGCTTGCCATTCCACCAAAATCAATACCGCCTATGAAGTTTTCCAGCGCCGTTGCAAGCCCGCGCCAGTCCAGGTTTTCCAAAAAGCCGGCAATGGTCTTGAACACACCGCTGATTGCGTCGGACAGGGTCTTTGCCACCTGGCCCCAATCAATGGTGTTAAAAATACCGTTCAGGTTTTTAGCAAAGCCTGCGCCAAGAGCTGCAAAATCGAATGTGGTCAGGAAGGTGTCCAGCGCACCGAAGACGGTGTTCACACCGTTACCAACAATTTGTCCGGCACCCTCCCAGTCGAAGTCACGGATGAAGCCGTTTAGGCTCTTGGCAATACCGCTGACAGCGCCGTTGACTTTGTCCTGTATGCCTTTCCAGTCCAGTGCATTGATCTTGCTAATAATCTTATTACAAGAACCGGCGATTCGTTCGCCGATTCCCTCAAAGTCGCCGTTTTTCCACAGGCCCTTGATTTTCTCCAAATAAGCGGAGAACTGGTTGGACGCTGCCGGCGTATTGGCTGTAGACGCACCGGACGAACTACTGTCTTGCTGATCATCACTAACCTTAGTGATTTGGTCAAATCCGTACAGCTCTTTCTGCGCTTGAGACAGCTTTTTCGTCTCTTTTGTGGTCTTGCCCACAGCGGTGGCCGTGGCATTTACCTGCGAAGCGATCCCCACAGATGAAAGCAAACCACTAATGGCATTGGCAACACTCATGGCGTAGGGCATGAGCTTTTCGAACAGCCCCACAACTACATTGATGGCCGGTGCCAAAGCATTTGCAAAAGCATTTTTCAAGGCTTCCACACGGTTATTCAGAGCCTCATTCTGACTTAAATATCCGGTGATCACCGAGCGCAGCTCGCCGAAAATGTTTTTACACACTTTCAGCCCCAGCGATACCACACCTATACGGCGGATAGACTTGACCACATTCAACAGGGACTTGCTGGCCGTACCGGAAGAAGCACGCATATTTTTCAGGTGACTATGCACCTTGCCAAAAGCGGCGCCCGCTGCAGATCCGATATTTCCAAATATTCCCTTTAAACCGGAGAAGCCTTTTTTCAGTTTCCCTGCTGCGGAAACATCGCCGGTTTGCTTGAGCTGCTTGCTCATACTCTTAAGCGCAGGAGCATTTCTGGATATAGACGATTTCAAGTTGGAGAAGCGGGTGCTTTCCGTTGCTATATCCGCATTCGTTTTGTTAATCTGCGCCGTGGTCTGTGACATTGCGCTCTTTGTTTTGAGAATCTGCGAAGAAGTTTTGCGGATTTCGTTTTTCAGCTTGTCCAGGGAGTCCGTTTTCAAGTTGTTCGGATTCAGTCCAACCTCTTTCAGCTCGCCGTCAAAGACTTCTAAATCGTTCTTTATACGATTGATAGCCGCCCGCTGCTGTTCGATCTGATTGATCGTCATGCCGCTGGTCGACGCTGTTTCCATTTTGTGGATCCAGTCTACCATCTCCTGGTACTGACTGCTGACACCGGCAATGCCATTCTTATAAGACTTCAAAAACTCCTGCTGTGCCCGGTAAGTGGCCGTTACCTCTTTTAAGCGGCTGGACAACTGCTTGTATGTTTCGTCCTGGCTGTGCAGCTGGTCTTTCAGCTGTCTGGCTTTTGCCGTATACTCGGATATTTTCGCAGCACTGCTCATAGCGGCCTGCACATTGCGCTCCTGGCTCTTAATAAGCGTATCCACCTGCTTTCCCATCTTCCTTGTATCAGAAGAGGCGGAAGACATTGCCTTGGCAGTCACCGTCTTAATTTTATCCGTCACGCCGGACAGCTGCTTCAGATCGGCTTGGAGAGAGGCCATGCTCTTTTTGTACTGGCTAATATCCGCAGTAAATCGTGTTACCAATTCCTGATCCACAAAATCACCTCCTTTTCTTGTTTTTCAATCATTAAAACTGATCAAAGTAAGCCATTGCTTTGGCCGCTTGAATATCCAGCACATCATCCCCTGTCCAATAAGGGAAAAGGTCGTACACAGCGCCCACATCCTCCCCGGCAACCGCAGCAGCAATTACCCCGGCTTGGATATAGGCGATTTGTGACAGGTTTTGATACTGCCTTCTTTCCAAATCACGATGGAACAGAATGTAACGCTTTAGTTCTCCATAGGTCATAGAAAGAATGACGGAAAACGACAAGCCATAAGCGTTGGCCTCCAGGATCATATCCTCCGTTGTGCAGTAATTACTCCCGAAAGGAAGTGGACGGCTTGTCCTCACTCTCTGTGGACTTCTCCACGCCGTCAAACGCAGCGTTGACCATCTTTTCAATGCCGGCGGAGAGCTTTTCGGTCTGCGTATCGCTCAGTAGACCGGACACATTGGCCAACTGAAAGAGAATGCTCGAAAAGGCGTCCACGCCGCTAACGCCGCTGTCTACCAAAGCGTCATACAACGCCTCACCGGTCAGATCGCCGTTGGGATCATCGTTAAAGTGCAGGGCCTCATCCAGTACAGCCAGGAGCCGCTCCGGATCACTGGAAGCGCTGAGGATCACATCCAGGGCGTCCTCGTTGAATTTATTTTTCAGTCGCAGCTGAGCAGCTACAGTCAAACGCAGGTGCACAGTCTTGCCGCCATTCAGTTGCAAATCGTATGTTCTGGTTACAATATGGGATTCGTTCATTGTCATTTCCTCCTAAAAAGTGGGGAGGCAGTCGCCCGCCTCCCGAATAGTCGATTTACGCGGCGGGGAACTCTCTGCTCCAGTCGCCGTCCAGCTTGTAAGAGACAGTAGCCTCCATCAGGCTGTTTACGCCCGGTCCCTTAATCTTCAGGCTGGGCACACCAGAGTTGTTAAACTTGGTGCCGTCCGGCAGCTTAACCATAATGGGTACGGACACACCGGCGTCCTCCAAAGCTGCCAGCACCCGATAATCCGATGTGGCGTCCTTTGCGTTGTACAGAAAAGTCACCTCAAAGGCGTCTGCTTTCTTGCGAATACCGGTAATGCTGTGTTCCACATCATCGTCATAGCAAGTGGCGTCCAGTTCTTCCCGTTCGCCCTTGGTCAGATCGCCGATTTGGGTGGCGTAGTTCAGGCACTTGGCTGTGGAGCCGGTATAGTTGGGATATACCTCAATGCCTTTGGACGCAAGACCGCGTTCCGGCTTTGTTTCGTTCATATAAAATCCTCCTTAATCTATCAGTCGATTGGTTCTTGTATCAACCCGACGGCCGTAACGCAATGATTTGCGCAAATAACCGCTGGGGTCATGTAACAGTGCGTCCGAGGACGCAAATTGCCGGATCAGGCCCAGCGAGGTCAAAGCCTCGTCTACCTTTTCCGTCAATTCCAACAGGTCCGGCAAGGTCATAAACCACAGATCCACCTGATAGGCGATCACATCTACGCACGCCAGTTCCGTGCCTGTATTGGTGATCTCATAAAATGTGATCAGGTTACCTGCCGGTTTGCTCTCCGGAAATGCCATCTTAATGTCATAGGGAATGTCCGACTGTACGGATTTTAAGGTATCCCGGATCACTGCACGGTAGTTTTTCACTTGATCGCCTCCTGTATAGCCGTGCCATAGTGCTCTGCTATCACCGGCTGCATTTCCTGCATGCCGTTATACATAAATAGCGCCGGCAAGCGGCCTTTCAACCTGCGAAATCCGTAGCCGGGTATATACGCAGTCCAAGGTTCATGCTTGCGCACTATACCCAGCTCACTGTCCAGCGGTGTACCCTTTTCGTCACCCACAGGTCCGGTTCCAAATTCCACATAGGCCGCATACTGCATATTGGTACGGCTGCCTGCGGTCACCCGATCACCGTCACGCTCGCAAAAGGCGGCGATAGACTCCCGCAGCAGTCCGGTGTCCTCCGGGCAGTTGCTGCGCTGACGGCCGGCCATATCCTCTGCGTCCTGCAACATCTGCCGCTCCAAGTTGTCCAGCAGATGATCTGCGGTGCGTTGCAGCGTCTTGGCATAGGCACCCAGCTTTTCGATCTCAATGTTCGTTTCCACCGGGTGCCCTCCTCTCTGTGGCATTCGCTGTCAACAACCGATAATGTAGGAACCGCTGCACGGTCTCCACCTCCAGCCAGCCAATACCCTCTACCTGTACCAGGTCGCCGGGCCGTACGCCCACAGGGTCATACAACACGGCTTGATACCCGGCAGACAGCACCCGCCCCCGCTCCTCAATAGGGGCAGAAGCAGATACCGGCTGCCAGCACAAATACAAAACGGCAGGTGTAGCACTGTATGTGTTCTGCTCAAAGTCGTAAGCACTGTCTCTGATCGTCTGTGCGGAGAAAATCCGTGATTTTACAGTCCACGACTTAGGCGTTTTTGCTTTCACAGGTGCGCACCTCCCTGTATCTGTTGTACGGCTGGAGCAGGTCGGCAATGGCTGTCTCCTGCTCCGCAGGGGTGGTATAGGTCTCGCTCATAGATACGCTGCCCTCCGTATAGGACGCACTCTTTACGCCATAATCCCGATCCTGTACAACGCCGTTCAAGTGCACAAAAGCAAGTTTTGCCAGCGTGGTGGCGGTAACCACCGGCGGCAGCTCTTGCGTGCCCAAATAGGTCAGGCAATCGTCCTCTGCCATATCCAAAAACAGCTGTAAATCCAGCTCTTCACCGGCGTGTGCGTACCAGGCCTCGCATATCTTGTCGTAACGCCCGGCAGCGGCCCGCAGCAGCCGCAGAGCCTTGTTTTTCATCTCATCAGTCAAACATATCACCCCATAACAAAAGACGCCTTATTTGGCGCCCTTTTTTGTATCCTCTTTTTCTTGCAGCTGCCAACCGGCATTCAAATAAGCCGGCAGACAACTCCGATCAATGACCACTTGGGTCTTGCCCTGTACAACGGTTACCTTTTCCATTTGTACCTCCCCGGGCTTAGCCCTGCACCTTGACGATCATATTCTTGTCCAGCGTGGTCACGCCGTACAGAATATCAAAGGACACGGTGTCGATCTTGTGGGTGCTGTCGTAGTCAAAGACCACACGCACACCCAGGCCGTCCGCAGACGCCACATAGGCGTTCTTGTTGCCCATCGGCAGATCCATAGGACGGGTCACCAGTGCCACGCCGTTGCGGTGGAACCCTACTGATGTAGGCGCAGAGATCACAGTGGCGTCCTTTCCAGACAGTGTAGCGTGCAAGGGCTGGTCAATAGCCACCTCGGCCACCGCGCCGCTGGCAGCCGTAGCGCCTGCGGCAAAATGGTACACATAGCCGTCCACAATAAAGCAGTCGCCCTTTTTCACCGTGGCAGTAGCAGCAGTCACAGAGGACAGCGCCACCTTGCTCTCACCGGCAGTACCACTGACCTTATAAGTCTTGGCAGTACCAACGGCATTGTCCAGATAACCGTAGGGATACGGTGCGTTCTGACTCATATAGGTGTCCATGGTGTACACCTTGCCCAGTTCTGCGTCCCGCAGGGCGTTGCCGTCACCGGCATAGGACACCTTGGACAGGTTGTCGTCCGTAGCATACAGCACCTTGTGCGAGGGGTTCAGCACCAGGCGGCGGTTCTGAACCGGCACACCGGCAAAGTCCAGATAGCTGCCCACTTTGGCAATATCCTTAATGGGCTTGGTTGCGCTCTCTCCGGAAGCGGTCACGGTGCGACCGGCGCCCTCTACGGCAGTCGCCAATACATCTGCGTCCACCGCGCTGGCGATGGCGGTCATGGCCGGTTCGATCACCTGAGCAGAGAAGTCGCGCAGATCCAAGGACATTTCCTTAGAAGTGATCTGCACAGTCACATCACGCAGCCGGTCCATCTTCACGGGTACACCGCCCTCGTTCAGATCCTGGGGATCCACAGCGCCGGTAAAGTTCTTGGCTACAAACTTGCTGGGGCGGCGGGCGGTAACCGTGTCGCCAACCTTCACAAATTCGTCCTCATAGTCCCGGTGCACCAGGTTGGCCATCACCAGGTTGTTTTTCAGTACCATCAGTGCCTCATTGGCAATGACATTGGGGGTTAAAATCGTATTCGGCATTTCTTATTCCTCCTATTAGCCGTTCTGTTTTCTCCACGCCTCATAGGCGCGGAAGTCTGTGGGCGGTACATTGTCGCCCGCTGCTTCCTTACCCGCCGGCGGCAAGTCCTTGCCCCGCAGGTTGGCGGTTGTGGCGGCCTGTACTGCCTCTTGAAATGCGGCGTCAAAAGTCTCCAGGTTCTTTTGCGAGGCGGTGGCGTCATTCCCGGTCAGGAATGCGGCAAACTGTGCAGGCAGCTTGCGCTGGAGCAGCTCAGCCGCAACAGCCGTTTCCAGCTGCTTCTTGGCAAAGGCTGCCTTTTCCTGTTCAAATGCCTGGCGATCCTTGGCCAGGTTATACCGCTCTCGCTCCTCTTTGTTCATACTGGATAGTTTTTTGGCTTCGTCCGCCTGCTCTTTGGCGCTTTCTTCCCACTTGGCTCTGGCCGTGGCAAGCGCCTTGCTGACCCGGCTGTCAAACTCGCTTTGGAATTTCTTGTCTTTCAGCAGGTCGTCAAATGTTGGAGTGTCGTTGCCCCCATCGGAGTTGGCGCCGGTGTCGCCCGCTGCCCCCTCTGTGTTGGTGTCTGCTCCATTTTCGCCGGTGTCTTCGGCAAACAGCTGGAGGTTCAGCGGCAGGCGTGCGCACACCCGGCTCTGTTCTCTGCTGTTTTCCATCTCGGCATACTGTTTTGTCATTGCTGACTCCTTTCCCAAACCGTACGCTGCCGGTTCGTTAAATGATATATTCCCACAGGCATAGCCTGAAAATGGGTATAAAAAGAGCAGGGCTGCATTGCAGCTCTGCTTTCTTCATGTTATTGGTATTTTTTTATCGCATCCAGCCAATCCTCTGGACACTTTCCATCGTAAAATTTGTCAATAACATCTTGTATCGCTCTTTTTCTTTCCTCTGCGCTGATTTCTCTGTGCCCTGTTACTCTTGCTACAGGTGGATCATTCCATCTGGGAGCGGTAAATAGCTTTTCTTTTTTCATAATTCAGTCCCTATTTCTCATACAGAATAATTTTTGTAACAGAGTTGTTTTGAAGCAACTCACCAACAACAAAGCTACTACCACGCACATACAATATCTCTTGCTCACCTGCATTAAAAGATCGAATATCTCGTCCGTTCTTACACTGCGGAATATAGATTTGCACCTCTGCGTCCGGGTTATAGGTCTTTCCGCAGGTTGCAGCTATGTACTCGTTGTAAGTAACCGTGTTGCCGACCGTATGCGTGTTTACAAACCTTTGCAGTTCCGTTGGATCGGATATAACCAAAGAGCGTTTTACCGATCCGGCATACCTGGGGAATTTCTCAAGTGCACGGTCTAAGTTAGTTATAGCCCTTTTCTCCTCGTTTGTCAACTCTATACCTTGCCGCAGTTTCTCGTTAATCGGGTAAAAGTCACTGGACACCCAGCTGTTGATTGCGTATTCTTCCTCTTCTGTCAAACCCGGGTCTCTCTTCTCCACATACTTCTCATACCACTGGGCGTAGGTCATATCTGCCGGTACGGTCATGGACTTGCCGGTTACCGGATCCCTGGCCCAGCGGGTGCCTGTGCGGTTATTGGTCACCGGCACGGTAATACTGCGGCAGAAAGGGTGCATAGGCGGCAGGTTCTCGCCTGCTTTTGCCTCTTCCACCAAAAAGGTCTTGCCGTCCAGCTGGCGGCAGACGGCGGAGGTGCGCAAATCCAGAGTAGCCATAAACCGATACCGGATAATGCCCGCTGCCTTATAGCCCTCTAAAAAGCCTTGATTGGAGAAGTGATTGACCTCTGTACGGATCAGGCGGCTGGCACAATAGCGTTGCCCGCTGTCGCTGTCTGCTCCTACGCAGTCCTCCAGCAACCGCTCCTCCATATCGTGTAGGGTCATACCCGTCATACAACCCACCTCAATCGTGCGCTGCAAGCGCTTGCAAAAGGCGGCGTTGTTCTTCCACACACGATCGGAATAGTTCTTGCCGCTCCACTTATGGGTAAGTGCGGCCTGTACACGGCGGTCACTGATCAAGCGAAAGTCATATAGACCATTACGCTTTTGGTCGTTAAAAATAGTGCGGTAGTATGCTTGTTTGAGTGTATCTGTCAGTCGCGCTTTCGCCAGCCGTTCCTCCCGCACGCCCATGGCTACGGCTTCCGCACGAATAGCGTTCTGTAAAGCCTGCAATCGGCTGATACGGTCCGCATACGCAGGAGCGTCCAGCATAGCGATCAATTCACGCCGTGCCTGTGGTTCCTTAGTCTGTTGTAGCTGTTCCAGCAGACGCTGGCGCTCCTCTGCGGTTTGGCCTGCGCTCAGCAGCTGCAAGGCATAAGCCTGGCTGATCTGACCGTTTTTAACATACCGGCGGAGAATACGCTCAATTTGCTCGTTGAGCTGCTCTACACCCTGGGCGTACATACGGTTGACCTCCACCATTGTAGCGGTGGTGCGCGCTTGCAGCAGGTGCTCCAGGTCAACCGTTCGCCTTTTCCAATACTCTGCTGCTTTCATAGGTTAAGCGTCCTTTTCTTTGTCTTGCTGTTCCTGATCCGCCGACTGTTCCTTTTCGTCAGCCTTATCCTCTGTGTTGGCTGTGAAGCTGTCCATATATTGTTGCTGGTTCTCCTGCTTTTGCTGCTTCATATTCTCCACAGCCTCCGCCGGGTCCTTAACGAACCATAACAGTGACAGCAGCGTCTGATCATCAACCAGTCCGGCGTTCTTCAAGGTGCACACCATCTGCACGATCTGCGCCTCATCAATGGGCAGGGCCACAGTGAACACAATATCCACATCGTCCACAGATACCGGGTCAATTCCGTTATGGGCCAGCCAGTTGTTATATAACCTCCAGCGTTTCTTTAAGCCCGCCTCCATAGCACTCATTTTGCTTTTTACAAGCAGGTGCAAGGCCAGCAGCTTTAATTTCAGCGCCACGCCGCTGGCGTTGCCCGCAAAGGCCTGGTCTGTCATATCCGGGGTTAAAGTCATTTTATGAATATCCGATACCAGCGTATCGTCCAGCACCTTCAATGCATTCTCATCAAAGGTCTTTTGCACATATTCCAACCGGGCGTCCTGTGGAATACCATCTACAAAGTGATCCTGCTTTGCGGCTGCCATCGTCTCCGGCGGCAATACCGCACCATAAGCAGCTAAAATAGAATTGACGAACTTGCGTTTGTCCGTCAGGCGATCGGACAGCAGCGCATTGCGGGCGTCTATCAGGTTGGCCACCTGTTCAAAGTCGCCTTGTCTCTCCTCGTTGTTCTCATAACACACCACCGGCACCTCATCAAAGAAGTGTGGCACCGGTGCACCCACCGGGTTGTACACATAGTTTTCTTTATCCAGCGATGTGCTTTCGTACTGCTGATACTGGGTAGCCGTATAGACTGTTACCGCATAGTACCGGCTGCGGTCTGTGCGCTCCCGCTGCTCAAACCACAGCGCAAACAAGTCTTTGTGCTCCACGGTATCATCTTGCACCAGCACGATCTGATCCGGCGCATACACTGCGGATCGCGGGCGTGGTTGCTCCTCTGTGCTGGCATATAGCAGCTCACAGCTTTCGCCATATATACCCATGGCCTTTCCGTTTCGTTGATCTACGGTAGCGATATTCTGACTATGGTAGGCCGCCATAACGGCGGAAATGTCAATCTTCTTTCCGCACAAATCGCAAAGGCCGTCTTTGTCCTCATCCACAGCGTTGTGGCGGACCAGGGTGCCGTTTTGCCGATTCAGCTTGGCCTCAACCGTAGACACCAGGGAAAGCTGCGCCTGACTGTCTTTCTTGTCCCGGTCGTTGCAATCGTACTTTACCGGCTCACTTAGGAAGTAGCCGCGAATAATATCTACGATATACTTGGCATAGTTGGCCTCCGCCCGCACATCATCCTCTTCATCTCCACGGTGAAGCTGTGGAACACCGATATACCGACCATATAGGGCGCGACACCGTCTTTCATATTTATTTGCTTTACCGATCACATAATCGATCACCGCAGAAGGCAACTCGCCCCGGTCAAGGTTCGGCACATCGCGCCGGTTCATGTAAAGTATCATTCTATGTCCTCCTTGTTACGATCCGCCCCAGCGCCGTGCTTACAAAGTAACGCATAGCGTCCATAGCGTGGTCGTCCTGTTTGACCGGCTCATCCCGGCCTGCCTGAGCCGCTTTGTCATACCAACGGTAGGCGTAAAATTCCGCAATGGTACGGGTGCAGTCCTTGCTGAACAGCAGATCCGCCCGCTGCAATAGCGTACATACGGTACGGATTCCATCCAGCACCGCGTTATCCGCCTTTAATACCTTGAGCCCCCGCCTTTGCAGTTCAGTTATAAATGAAGCCGCCGATGGGTCTACGACTACGCAGGTGTATGGCGTGTTCCCCAAGAACTGTACCAGATCATCTGCGTACTCGGCGTCCGTCTTTTGCCGGTGGTTCTCCCGCCCGGAATAGTAATATTCCTTGGTGCATAGCCATTTGCCATGGTATTTGCGCCACATCAGGAACACCGTAGGGTTTAGCGTACCGTAGTCCACACTGATATAGGCAGAACCTTGCAGTTCGTTATCCGGCGGCAGCGGAATACAGTGCCGGCTTTCGTCAAACATATCGTAGATCAGGCCCTCTGCCACTTTCCATTCGCCCAGAATATACCGAGCATAAAAAACGCCCGCGTACATCGTTCTGTACCGGGCTTTGACCTCCTCTGTTAAGGACAAATTGTCGTCCATCGTAAAGTGGAGGTAGAGTATTCGCTTTTCTTGCCGCTTCTCCGGCAGGATCCATTCTTCATAAAACCAGTGGTGTGGGTTATCCGGGTTGCAGTTGAACCAGAATTTTGCACCACTGACAGAGCACCGGGCGGTGGCCTGCTGCACAAAGGACTGGGGCATTAAAGCCACCTCATCGAAAAACACACCTGCCAAAGTCATACCCTGGATCAGATCCTGGCTGCTTTCGTCCTTGCCGCCGAAGATATAAAACGCGTTTTCCGTACCACCCCGCGTCACCACAAGCACATTGTCGCTACGGCTGTATTTTACCTGATACCCGCGACTTTGCAGCATTGCAGGCAGAAAAGAAAGCACATTCCGGCGAAAGGAGCTGATTGTCTTACCGCACATGGCAAAGTTCATGCCGCTGTAGGTACTCATAGCCCACAGAATATAGCTAAGCGCCATACTCACCGTCTTACCGGATCGTATAGCGCCGTCTGCAATTATTCCGTTTTTGTCGCTCACAGGTGATGTTTTGCACCACCAGGTGAGCACCTGGAGCTGCTTGGCGGAGAATGGCTGAAAATGAAAGGTGCTTATTCTTCCCATGCCTGTTCACCCGCTTTCTGCTCCAAGGCTTCCAAGAAGCCATCGTCTGTCTGCTCATCTTCATGCCCTCGGGCCAATTCAAAGTGACGCAGAAGCTCTGCCAGGGCTTTCACCCGATCAGATGTATTCGGCGGCTTTGCCGTCTCTGCAAACCCAATGGAGCACAGCGCGTTCAGCACATCCGTTGCGGTGAAATCCAACTTGTCCAGCTTTCGCTTTTCCAGGTCAGCGATAAATTTTTTTACCTTATCATTTCTTAGCAATCGACTCGCTTGGCTTTCTGCGCTCCCGGGCGCCTTACAATTTGGGTAAGCAGCCTGGTAAGACCGTTTCCCGTTATGGTCGAGCACATATTCATAACAGAACAGCCTTTGTTTAGGTGTTAAGGTCTCTTTGCCCATGCTGCTCACCTCCTTTGTAATAATCACGGATTATATGCTGTTATTTTTTCTGTTTGCTATTTGGAAAAAATTCATCCAGTATCTCAAGCGTTAGTACCGCTTTTTCAAGATGGATATTTTTCTTTATCCAAGTAAACAACAAAGCAACTGATGCAACGATAGCGGCCACGATCACTACGACAAGGACGATATAGCTTATCACTCCTTTACAGTCATTGTGAAGTGCAACGATCCAAGAAGTCATAGTCGCAATTAAAGAAAACTCTGCTGCCATAGACGCATTAAAGAATTTGGATGCGGATTTCACATCCGTCTCAGCCATAATGCGTTTGCGCCGGCGTTCTGCCGGAGAAATGTTGGTCAGTTCTGTCTTGACCTCTTCGTACTCCAGGACTTCACGATTTTTCTTCTGCTGCTTGCCTAAAGGTTTTTCAGAGCGTTTACGCATGTATTTGTTTTCCCCCCTTTCGCTCACCATAATTATAGCACATCTGAAAATGAGCCTCATAGTAACCGCATTTTAGAAAGGGAAAGCACAAAGACAAAAACCAAAGAGCGCACCGTTTGGAGCGCTCTTTCAATCTGTTTGGCAGTTTATACTATAACACAGACGGCAACCTGCATACTATAACATCAACATGCATTGCATAGTGGTTTTTTATTTTTCGCATTCCAGCATATCCAGGGACTGCGGGTGAATGCGAGAGACCAGGTGATTGTATGTAATATCTTCGTCTACGGCAATCTTCTCAAAAGTGTCACCGTTCAAATACCGCCGACGCAACACACGCCGGTGCAACGGACTGCGCACCTGCTCAATAGCAGTCTCAATTTCTGCCCGCTGCAACAGAGCAAGCCGGACTTGTTGGTCCAGCTTCTCTTTCAGTTCTATAATGCGATCTACCGTCAAGGTAAAATCTGCCCGCTGCCCGCCTCCCGGCGTGGGAGAGAGGGAAGCCGTGATCTTTTGCGCCCGGCTGTTCAGTTCTTCGATCTCCTGTTGTGTAATCTCAACCTCCGCCCAGCACTCCCGATAGCGTTGCAGCCATTCCTTCTTTTCGTTGTTCGTCATTTTTCATCCTGCTTTTTATTCCGCTCATTTATTAAAGTTCGGACCAAAGCCGATCACGCCGAAAAATGCAACAATGACCGCCCCAGCCACAAGAATAATTTGTGCTGCTATACACATCCTGCTCACCTCCCTGTACTTCCGAACCCGCCGTTGCCGCGTTCGGTGTCTGCCCTTTTCTTATTCCACAAGCTCTTTTTAATTTCTTCCATGTTTTTCTCCTCTCCGGATCTATAGTTCGTCTACCACTCTTTCTGCGCAGTACTTCGTCAACTCATCATGAAGCGACTGGGAAACTTGCATTGATAGTTCTATGATCTGTGTCTTTGGCTTACAGTTGGCGCACCACGCTTTCATGTTGCCAGTGTTTATTCCCATTAGTGCGTATGGACCGTAAATGGTCATGCGGTGCCAACACACATCACGGTGGTAACATTGCTCGCAGGTCATTGTGCCACCTCCAAATTCCGTGCAGTCGACTGCAAAACTTGAATAACGGCGGCGGAGAGCTTGGCTCCGGTGGCCGGGTCCTTGGCATTGATCTTGCCGATCAGCTCCTGTACCTTTGCGGCGGTTTGTTGCAGTTCGGTGAAATACACCCGGCAGGCGGCTACATCCGTGTCTGCGCCCGCTGCCTTTGCTTGCCGAACAGCGGCGTCCAGTTTGGTGGCACTGCTGTCCAACTGCCGTTTCAGGTCTGCCTTTTCCTGCTCCAGTTTTTCCACAGCGGCTTTGGTCTTTTCCTCGGCGTCTGCCTTTGCCGTTGCCAGCTTAGCTTTGTATTCCTTGGCGGCTTCCTTTTTCGCTTCCTTTCGGATTGCCTCCGGGTCCGGCGCTGCGTCGGCCCGCTGCTGCAATTCTTCCAGCTGGGCGCTGTACTTGGCTTTAACTCCCTGCTCAATGGAAGAACGGAGTGTGTCCATGTCCACCGGCTCCGGCGCTTCGCTTAATTCGCTCTGTGCCTGGCCAAGATCAAAGGTCAGCTGTTCCGTCTGCTTCTTGTAGCGTTCCACCTCAGCCTTTAACTCCCTGACTGTGGCACTCTCCAAATCCACATCGGCCGCGAACTCTTCCCGCTCATAACTGTTGATTTGGGATATCAGCTCCAGCTTGGTGATCCCCAGGTCGGCGTGGTCGGCCATATACTTCTGACCCAGCTTTTCATAGGCTGATATGTAGGAATAGGCTTGCCGCTGCTTAATGCCGCAGGCTTGCTCGGCGTACTCCTCGAATGTGTCATAGCCCAGCTCCGTGTATAGACCCTCATCCCGCATAGTCTTAAGATCGTGGCACACATCTACCAGTGCTCTGGCCATTACCTGCCCATTGGCCAGGATCCGGGCGTGGGTGTCGTAGGCTTTCTGGGTTGCGGGCGTTACTTCTTGCATTGTAGTGATTTGGTTATCCATAAGTCCTCCTCCTTAACTGACTGCTTTTGCTTTTCTGTTTGACTTTAGATATGCAAGCCATGCTTGCATAAACTCCTGCACATCCGGTGGTGCGGGGCGGTTGTGATCGGCTCTGCACTGAACAACAGTGCCGTCCTTGAATTCTACGGTCACATAGGACTGATCCGGGTCCGACTGCTTTCGGACGAAAAGTATATCCGTCTTTCTGTCCAGGTACGGATTTGTATAGCAGGAGTACACGCAGTTGTGCTGGGCGCAGCCCTCTTTTAGCAGATCTTCCGGTCCCTCGGCCGGCCGAATGAACAGCCCGCTGCTGGCGTATGCATATTTGCGTTTCAACTTTGGCAGATCCTTAGCTAACTTCTTTGCCCGCTCGGCTTGCTCTTTTGCTTTCTTTTCATTAGCTCGGCGTGTCAATTCTTCGGAATACTGCCGGTGCAGATCTCGCAGATTCTGCGGTACGGCTACCTCTTTACGGTTAACATCCAGGCCCAGTCTACTGCACTGGTCCAGATAGTCACTGTAGTCTGACAGCACATTGGCTGGCGTTCCATATCCTCCAGCTGCCTGCCGGTTTACCCAGTTCACCGCCTTTTGCGGAGGTAGGTGTCTCCGCAAAACATCAAGCGCCTTATAGCATTTCTGCTGGCTCCAGCTGTGCTGAAAAACAAGAAAAAAGCGGAAATTTTCGTCTGTCATTTTGCAGCCGTATTTTTTCAATGCCTTTGTTGCTTTGAGTGTTGAACAGCAAATGTTGTCTTGCGTCTTTAACATACGGTACTCCTGCTTGGTCAGTCGCATAGCCTTGTAAGGCACCACTTGCTTGTAGTCCAGACCAGCTGTACAATTCCACTCCACCTGTTCGGCTACCAGGTCACCGTTGCCCTCTTTTATTAGACGCTCTGTAAGCACCGGGTACCGGCTATATTGATACAGTAACCCAAGCAGGTTGACCGGGTAGTTGGCTATAGCGCTACGGTACAGTTGCTGCGCACATTCGTGGTATGTCTCCCATGGCAGATAGCGTAGGTTACTTTTTTCCAACGCCTCTTCAAAGCCCAGCAGCTTTGCTCCCTCTCCCTCTGTGCACTTCCAACTGTTGTGATCCAGTTTGGCTGGCTCCACCGTGCACGGCAGTTTGCGTGTTGGCTTTTGTTTTACGCTGATGAACATATCGTCACAATAGTAACTGCGTTCAGCCACGAAGTGCTGCCCAAGATTGAAGTATGCGGCGTACAGCAGTCCGCCCATTTCTGGCGCGGCCTTAAAGCCGTATCTATAGTCTTCGTACACCCGAACGAAAGAAAGTAATATCCCACCGTTCCTTGTCCGCTGCGTTACCGCTACCACTGCCGCGTTGACCAGCTGACTACGGCCACGCCCGGCGTCTTTGGCTTGGACTTCGTGCCCGCAGGCGGGGCAGCATACGGTGTCGTTATGCCGTGCAGAGCGGCAAGCTGCGTGTTTGTCCGTCCATAGTCGCATGTTCTCAATGTCGATCTGCACATCCTTGCCGCAAGCGGTACAATAGCCATACCTATGGCCGCATTCTTTGTGCTTAAAAAAATACTGCTCGTTGACGAACACCTGCTTATGTGCGAATGTCAGTATCTTTTTCTCCGGCAGTTTCGGGCGGCCGTCCCAGATTTTCTCTGCCTGTTCCTGCGTAAGCGTGTTCAGCTTTTTCCCCATATCTACACCTCACAGCAGATCCAGCAGGTCGATGATCTCCGCCTTGGTCTCTTCGGCGGTAAAGCCGTAATAGCCCGCTGCCCATTCGTACACGGTGTCATCCGGCACGGCTGCGCAGTTGCCCGCTGCTTGTTTCCGGGCGTTGCTGGTGATGTGATCCCAGCAGCCTTTCAGGCTCTTGCCCTCATCCAGCACCTTGTCCGCGTTTTCATCATTGACCAGGCAGTGGTCTATAATGTGTGAGCATAGCAGACGCACGGTGGCGCTACCCATCTTCTCCGCCTCCTGGTCGATCTTATCAATGGCTTTTTGGATTTTCTCGGTCATTTCAGCGTTACCTCCTTGATCTGCGCCAGCGCGCAACGCTGGCAGTGCTCGTCCAGTTCCGGCTTGTCCAGGCCGCACCGGTTATTGATTGAGCCGTAGATACACACATCTCTGCATATCGTCGCCAAGATCGCAACTGTAGTTTTTTCGTTCTCATTCTTCATTATTGCGCTCCTCAAAGGCCATACCGGCCACGGTGCCCAGGTTGATCAGATCCCGACATACAGCTTCTGATTTGGACAGATCCATTGTTCTGATCACGCCCTGCACGATCAGGCCGGACTTAACTACCACCAGGTCCCCGCGCCGGTACAGATCGTACCCCTCTTCTTCCTTTTCGATAGGTTGCAACGCTCTTTTGTTGATGAATGTCATGCCCGCACCTACAATCAGCGGTTGCCATACAGCGCCTGCGGCTACAATGCAGGTGTCCAGCGGGGCGGCATATTCTTCATCGGGGCATTGGTCTGCCAGCGGCAGATCCGCTTTCGGCATTCTTGTCATGATCACGCTGTCGTCCTCTGCCAAGTCAGCGACCATACGCAGCGTCTCCGGCGTGTATTCCGGGTGGCCGTACAGGATGTACCCGCAGCTGCCATTACTGAGCATTTGCTCGCCGTCTGGCAGGTCATATAGAAAATAGGCCTTGCTTCGCTTGCAAATTGATAACATTTTTTTAAAGTTCATCTGTCTGTCTCCTTTACGCTTATGCCGTGAATGTACAGCATAAGTTTTCGCTTGATGATGTATTCCTTTGTTTTTGTACCCTTGGTGTCCTCCACCACCCACTTCCAGGTGCCGTCCGGCTGGCAGACCTCATATACAAAGTCCGCTTTATAAATCACCGGGCGCTCTTTTCGGTATTCGCCGACCCCTGCCGGGATCAACTCATAAGGGACCTGCTCCCGCAGGTTGCGCACCAGGCCGTGCCGTTCCAACAGTTGCAGCTCCTTTGCCCGCTTGCACTCGCTCCGGCTGTCGTAGGTGCGACCATCTGTTTGTGCTTTTACCGCGTGATATTTGTTTTCGCCTTTTGCCCGCTGCCGGAGATACTCCTGGTACTGGGCAGCAGTCCAGTGTTCTTGGGTACCCATCAGCCCGCTGCCTGCTCCGCAGGAGCGTAAGCCATACGGATGAACTGGTGCTCCACTGCACCAATGCGCTGCTGCTCCTGCTCCAGGCACTTTTGCATATACTTGCTTGAAAGCACTGTCTCCTCAAACTCCCGACGCAGATCATCGGTCATACCGTATTGGCCCAGGCCTTTGGCGCTCTTAAAGGCGTCCCACTTTGGCCGGATCAGCGGATGGTTGATGTTCAGCTTGAAGCCGTATGCGTTGTGCGGTGCCAAAATCAGCTGTGTTTGGCGTTCCCGCTCTAAGTTGCGCACCTTGTCCCGCATTTGTTCCCATTGCTGTATGTATGTCACTTTGTCCTCCTAACACAGGTACCTATGGTTCTTTGCCCGAATAGGGCAGAGCACATAGGATTGATACTTAAAACCGGTGACTTCGTCCTCCCAGTTGTTCAGCGTGTCCTTGACCACATAGTATCCCTTGGGTGCTCTTGGCTCATCTGCCCAGTGGTCGCTATAGATGACCTGGTATTCCGGTTCCGGTACCACCAGGTTACGGCTGCGGCTAAAGCACACTCTGGACTTGGCCGTTGTGTACTTGCCCTCGTGCCCTTGTTTGATGTGGGTCTCCTCGCGTAGGTACCCACCGTAGGTGTGGTGGTCTCGATCATCCACCGGTACATATTCCACCCGGCCATAAGGCCACCTGGGCAGCTTGGTCAAGTCAATACCGGACAGCGCCATGTGGATATGTGGGTTCTTGTCCGGGGTCTCAATGGCTCTCATCCACTTGAATTCAACACCGGCCTTTTTGTAGGCATATCGCAGTTTGGCCATATAGGCGGCCCACAGTTTTTTAATCTCTTGCAGGTCCTTGGGCCTGTCCGCCTTTCGGAATGTAAAAGTAGCTGTCAGGTCACCGGGTCCGAAGTTTGCATTAAAGATCATCTCCTGCTGTAGGCACGCCTGGCGATTGTTGACTGCCGCCTGGGCCTCGCTGGTTTTTCCGTAGTTGCTGCCCCTGGTGCATTTATTCTTGCTGCCATAGCGGGAGGAGTAATGCCGCTGAATGTAGATACATTTACCTGCGTGGGTGGTCTTTTGCACCCATGGCATTTTGGTTTGCTCCTTTCTGGACGGACCGGCACACTATGGAAATGCTGGAAAACGCGGATCGGCTCCCGGGTGGAAAATCAAGTTTCCCACCGGTTCACCGGCGTGTTCCACATTCCCACAGTGCACAGCTCCTCATTATGCGGCGCGGGTGCACACCCTGTTGCCGCCGGTCTCCTGCCTGCGCCTAACCAGCTGAAGAATGCCGAAAGATATATCCTTTTGCCGTTGGCGCTTTGCGTCTAAAAATAATACTTTGAACAAGGAGCAAAAAAGGAGCACAGACCCCTTTTTTCGCCCTTGCCGCACGGCTTGTCCTTGACTTCTTTGCGGTCCTTATATATAATGTAATTAGCGCAGGCGTTTTACTTTCTTTTCGCCGCCTGTGGTTTAAGTCGACTGGTCGCTCAGTCGGCTTTTTCTTTTTGCCCGCTGCTTGGTTCGTCGTTATACTCCAGCGGCAGCATAATGGCGGTCACTTTTGGCAATTCCATCAGGGCCTTGGTTTTCCGCTCTGCAATTACTTCCAGCGCCTTGTAATTGCCATCGCCACGCACATACACGGTGTCACCGGCTCTAACGGTGTTCCACGGCGCCCGCAGGACAATGTGGTCCTCGTCCAGCTTAGCAATTACCAAATCAATGTAATCTTCCATTTTCATCATCCTTTCCCAGTTTGACGGCGTGCAGATACGCCAATTCAAAGTCTGTCAGCGGCGCTACCAGCACCACCTTGTGGTTTTCGTCCTCGATCACCAGCTGCTTGTCCTGCCGGGGCTCGTCCTCGTCCTTGGGCAGCACGAACACCGCCAGGGCGATCAATGCGCAGCCGGTACCGCTGATCACTATGGACACCCACCAATAGGGGGTGTCCGCCACCAGGCAGCAGCCCAGCAGCACCAGCAGGAAGCCGGTAATCACCAGAACCAAGCCTGCCTTTTCTCTCTTGGTCATTGGAGTGCTCCTTTCTTGCAGTTGACTGCAATTTAGTACTTTCCGGCGTTATATGCGTGGAACGCCGGGGCGAACACAGCTAACTTGGTGCCGTTCTCGCCCAACTGAATGAGAGGGAAGCCCGGACGGTGCATATACTGCCGTGCCGTTGGAATGCTGCAATTCAGGTATGCCGCCACATCTTCCGGACCAAGATACAGTTTTGTACCCTTGGCCTTGACCTCTTCCTCTACTGCTTCGGCGGTGCGGATCAGGTCGATGTAGCTTTGCAGGCGCTCCATACGCTGCTGTACGGCGGCGTCGAAGTCGTCCATTGCCAACGGACTGTCCTTGTTGATGGGTACTTTCATTATTATTTCTCCTTTCGATTATTTGGCCAGCCCCTTGGGCAAGCGGCAGAGCCGCAAGCTGCCCGCTGCACGGCAGAAGTGCCGTTGGCGATAAATGTGATGTTGGGTGGGGCGGGCACCGGAAGCAGGGACATAGGGGGTAATTTGACAAAAAAAGAAAAGAAAAAAGAGAAGAAGTGAAAAAGGTCCCGCTGCCTGCGTATCTCTGCCGCCGCCCAAAAGGCTGGCTTTTGTTGTTTGTCATGGTATAATAAAGTTATCAATTTGAAAGGACTGAACGCAATGAAACTGAACAAAGACTGTGTAAGAGATGTACTGCTCTATCTTGAAGAACATCTCGGTTATGATGACAGATTAGATGCTTCTTCAATCAAAATTGAGCCATACACTTACGAAGAAATCCTATATACGATCAGTCTATTGTCGGAGGCCGGGTACATAAAGACCATTCCAATTAGGAATTTAAGCGCCGCAACATCATATTTTGTGGTGTCAATCCTTATGCCCGGTCACGATCTACTTGACAATATTCGTGACAACACAGTATGGACGAAAACGAAAAAGACGGCCTCAAAATTCACATCTGTCTCTCTCAATATTCTTTCGTCTGTCGCTTCCAATGTCCTTTCAACTATGCTTCTTAATCCACCTACCGTTTGAATTGGTGTTCCAGCACCTGGCGCAGGCACTTCTCCATATCCACTTCGGTGAATTGGATGTTCTTATCAGTCAAATAGTACAGAACCGCTCTTAGCCTCCAATGCGCCATCAGTGCACTGATCATCGCAACAGTGGAAATAAGAACCAATACAACAATCACTTTTATTCACCTCGCTTTAACTGCCTGCTTAGTTCTGCCGCCGCCCAAAAGGCTGGCCGTGTATTTAGTTGTTGCGCTCTGCGATGATCTCGTTGATTGCGCCGAGGATCCGCTCTTTTGCCTGGGGCGGTTTGCGTCGGCCAATCAGTATTGAGCTGATGTAGCTGCGCGTGTAACCCATATACTGCGCGAGCTCAACTTGTGTGATCTTGTTGATGTGCATTTTTCCGATAGCCTCAGCGATCCACTCGTCCATTGTGTTACCTCCTTTTCTGTGCTTTTGTGCACAAATGCACACTTTTTTGCATTTTGTAGTTTACAAATGCGTACAAGCGTGCTATAATGAGGCTGTTCTGAGACCTAAGATAACAGCGCGAGTCCGCATTTGTTGACTACAGTTGCCATTATAGGCTGCCAGAGTGTACTTGTCAACACCAAAAGTCTACATTTGCGTACTTTCGTGATTATGCACAAAAAAAGTGAGGCAAAATTGTGGATTTTTTCGAGAGATTTACTGCACTCTGCAAAGAAGAGGGCGGCACTACGACCGGCGTTGGGCAGTCACTTGGTTATTCCAAAGCGACTGTTGGCCGGTGGCGCTATGGTAGCATACCGTCAGCTGACGCTTTAACTGCTATAGCCGAACACTTTGGCGTGTCTGTGGACTACCTTTTGGGAAATACGGACATAAAAAATCCCCCGGACCAACAAAGTCCGGAGGAGATAGCCAAAGTGGCACTATTTGGTGGTGACGGAGAGGTTACCGACGAGATGTGGAACGAAGTTAAAGGTTTTGTAGAATTTATCAAAGATAAGAGAAAGAGAGAGAATGACAACAACTGAGTCCCTGTTCGATGAGATCGAGCGCAACAACATAGAGGTATATCTGGGCAGTATGCCCGCTGCCAAGTCTGCGTCTGCCAATATCGGCGATGATTATTACATAGCATTGGACGAGCAGAGCCTGGAGAGCACCGCAGAGGCCCGCTGCCGCCTTGCCCACGAAGCCGGGCACTGCATAACCGGGTCGTTCTACAACCTATATGCCCCGCTTGACCGGCGCAGTAAGCACGAACGCCGGGCAGATAAGTGGGCGGTAAAAAAGTTGATCCCCAAGGCCGAGTTGGAGGTGCAGCTGCGCCAGGGCCTGGAGCCTTACGAGTTGGCCGAGTATTTCAATGTGACGGAAGAATTCATCCATAAGGCGTTGGAATTCTACTTTGAATGTGAGATAGCATGA